GCACTTGGAAACATATATGAAGATTTAAGAGGATTGGCTGGTGAGTTTGAAGTTCCAATATGGACAGCTTCACAAGCTAATCGTAGTGCTCTTGACGAAGATGTGATTGAAGCTCAAAAAGTAGCTGAATCATATCAAAAGATTATGACTGCTGATTTCGTAGTATCTTTATCAAGAAAAGTAGAAGATAAGATAGGTAATACAGGTAGATTTCATGTGATTAAAAACAGATTTGGACCTGATGGTATAACTTATCCTGCTAAGGTAAATACAAACACAGGTGCAGTTGAGATATTTGAATCTACAAGTGTGGGTGGAAAAGAAACACAAGGTAAGATTGATAATAGAGATAACCTTATGAAAAAGATGTTATCTAATAGATATGATGATTTGATGAGCGATGATTGATAATTGTAGTATATGTGATTCAGAATTAGAACCAGATAATGGTGATATAATAGGAAATTTCGGAATATCACCGGTTGGATTCTGTGTATGGTGTTTATCAAGTGTAACTGATATGGTGATACAATTGAATGGATTTAATGATATAGAAACATTAAAAGAGAGAATAGTTGAATTAGAAGAGGATTCAATGAATGAATAATCTTACTATAAAAGAGATAGGTAAAGAATTAGCTATAGATTTGATACAAAGTACACACTACTCAAAAGTTATGCCAAGGTTAACAAAACATTATCTTGGGTGTTTTTTAGAAAATAAATTAGTGGGTGTTGTCACATTAGGTTGGGGCACTCAACCTAAAGGTACTATAAATAAGATGTTTCCTGGATTAGAGACTAAAGATTATTATGAAATTGGTAAAATGTGTATGTTAGATGAAATGCCTAAAAATTCAGAATCTCAAATGTTATCTAAGGTTGTAAAATGGATGAAGATAAATACATCAGATAGATTATTTCTTTACACTTGGGCTGATGGTATAGTTGGTAAAGCTGGATATGTGTATCAATCATTTAATTTTTTGTATGGTGGTTTTATTTGGACAGATATATATGTTAGTGATAAGGGTGAAAAAATTCATCCTCGTTCAGCTAGAACCTTATGTGAGGAAAATGCCAAAATGGTAGGTAAAGATAAGATTTTTTGGCTTACATATGATTTTATGAAAAAGAAAGGAATAAAGAGAATAAAGGGTAAACAATTTAGGTATATTTTACCCTTAAATAGAAAGGCTAAAAAAATGTTAAAAGATTCAAATATGGAGTGGAATATAAAATATCCTAAAGATATAGATTTAGAATGGAAAGAATTAGTTGGTAAAGGAAAATATGAGATAATGAAAGAAGAACCAAAATTTAATTTAGATGTAGTAGAATATAATATAAAAAATGTAAACCCAAATAGAACAATTAAACATGATTTTTTTTAATAGATGTAATAATTTGACAAAAGAATGATATTTATAAATGTTATTAGATAAAAAATTGATACAAATCACAAAAGAATTATAGGAGTTATATATGGCAGAATTTAAGAAATTCAGTTTATCAGACAATTTCATAGACGGATATAAAAGAAAAAGAGCACCATTCGGGTTTAACGGATTAGGTGAGTTAGTGTATATGAGAACCTATTCTCGAATTAAAGAGGATGGAAAAAACGAAATGTGGTGGGAAACTGTCCAGCGTGTTGTAGAGGGAACTTACAACATGCAAAAGAAACACATTGAGAGATATGATTTAGGGTGGAACGCGTGGCAAGCACAAAGGTCAGCACAAGAGATGTATGGCCGAATTTTCAATATGAAATTCTTGCCTCCTGGACGCGGGTTGTGGTCGATGGGAACATCACTAACCGAAGAAAAAGGACTCTACGCCGCCCTCAACAATTGTGCATTCGTATCAACACAAAACCTAAAAGACGACTTGTCTAAACCATTTACATTCTTAATGGATGCTTCAATGGTTGGAGTAGGTGTAGGATTTGATACAAAAGGTGCTGATACATTCATAGTGAGAGGACCAAAACACGACAGAACGAATGACTTATATGTTATTCCAGATAGTCGTGAAGGTTGGGTTGAATCATTACAAAGATTGTTAGATAGTTACTTTCTTGGTGTAGCTCCAGTTGAATTTGATTATTCATTGATACGAGGTGAAGGCGAACCGATTAAAGGTTTCGGTGGTGTATCAAGTGGTTCAGAACCCCTTAAAGAAGTACACGAAACGGTAAGTAAAGCATTAGATAAAAATGTAGGTGAACCAATATCAATAACAACCATCGTAGATATAATGAATCTAATCGGTAAATGTGTTGTAGCAGGTAATGTTAGACGAACTGCCGAAATAGTATTCGGTGATTCAGAATCAGATGAATACATAAACTTAAAGAATTACAAAAAGAATCCACACAGAGAAACATATGGTTGGACATCAAACAACTCAATCTTTGCTGAACTTGGAATGGATTATACAGCAGCCTCTGAAAGAATTAACGACAATGGTGAACCAGGATTCGCGTGGTTAGAAAATATGCAAGACTATTCTCGTATGAGAAACGGAAAAGATAGAAAAGACCATAGAGTAGCTGGTGGCAATCCTTGTATTGTTGGTGAAACATTAGTAGCAGTAGCTGATGGTAGAAATACAGTTCCAATTAAAGATTTAGTAGATACTCAATACCCAGTTTATTCAGTTGATGAAAATGGAAAAGTAGTCATTAGACAATCAATTAAAACTTGGAAAACAAAAGAAAATACAGAAGTGTGGAAACTTACTTTGGATGATGGTTCTAATTTATTAGCAACACCTGACCATAAAATTATGTTACGAAGTGGTGAATATAGAGAACTTAGAGATTTACAAAAAGATGAATCAGTATTTCCATTTAATAGTTTTAGTAATAAAGGTTATAGGAACATACGAGGTACCGGGAAAAGAGCAAGTGGACTAAGACAGTATAGATTAATCACAGAATCAGAACTTGGTTATATGCCTAACGCCAAAGAGTATGCTATTCATCATATAGATTTTGATAAGACAAATGATTCATGGGATAATTTAGATGTTATTACTCAATCAGAACATAGTAGATTACATAGGTTAGATAAAAATCCAATGCATAACCCTGTAAATGTAGAAAAGATGAAAGAAACTACTCGTATTAATGGTGGACATTACGGTGACCGGAATGGTATGTACGGTAAAAATCACAAAGATTCCACATTAAAATCTATTAGTAAAAAATCAACTAAAAATTGGGAAAATCAAAGAGATTTTATGATTGAATCAATTAAAAATGGTATGACCGATAAAGTTAGAAAGCATATATCAGACAAAAGAAAAGAAAGAACCATTTGGGTTGATTGGAAATGTCCAGTATGTAATGAACATAAAACACTTACAGAATATCAAGCATCTAATAGAAAAACTTGTAGTTATTCCTGTTCCAATGTTAAAAGGGGAATGGTAAATCAAGGTATTTGGAATCATAAGGTTGTATCAGTTGAGTTCTATGGATATGAAGATGTTTATGATATGACTGTTGAAGATACACATAATTTTGGTGTAATAACATCTACAAAAGACGATGTATATTTAGATTCATCTGGCTTGTTTATCCATAATTGCCTGGAACAATCGCTTGAAAGTTATGAGTTATGTTGTCTTGTAGAAACATTTCCAAACAACCACGAAGATTTAGAAGATTATTTAAAGACATTAAAATATGCATATCTATATGCTAAAACAGTAACACTCGGTAAAACTCATTGGTCTGAAACAAATAGAGTGATGTTACGGAACAGACGAATTGGAACATCAGTAAGTGGGGTGGCACAGTTCATTACGGACAAAGGTTTACATCAATTGAAAGATTGGTTAGAAAGTGGATTTGATGCGATTCAAGATTATGATAAAATGTATTCAGATTGGTTAGCTGTTCCTCGTTCTATTAAAACTACATCTGTAAAACCAAGTGGAACTGTTTCGTTATTAGCAGGTTCAACACCAGGATTACATTATCCAGAGAGTAGATTTTATATTAGACGAATTAGATTATCAATAAATTCACCACTAATCAAACCATTAGAAAAAGCGGGGTATAAAATAGAGCCAGCGTTCGGTAGTGAAAATAGCACAGTAGTTGTAGATGTTCCAGTTGATATTGGTGAAGGTGTAAGAACAATAAACGATGTATCAATGTGGGAACAAATGTCTTTGGCAGCATTCATGCAAAAGTATTGGGCTGACAATCAAGTCAGTTGTACAGTAACATTCGACCCTAAAACAGAAGGACATCAAATATCATCGGCATTAAACTATTTCCAATATCAGATGAAAGGTATTTCATTCTTACCGAAAATGGAACTTGGGGCATACAAACAAATGCCTTACGAAGAAATTACAAGTAAAGAATATGATAAAATGGTTAAACAATTGGGCTATCTATCATTCAGACAAGTTAAAGGCAATGAGGCAGAAGTTGAAAAGTTCTGTTCGGGTGAATCCTGTGAGATTTCATTTGATATGGAACAAATAAAAGAAACACAAGAGGTAGAAGCATAATGGGATTTAAAAGAACAATAGGTTTCACTTGTGGTGCATTTGACTTAATTCATCCAGGGCATGTTGTTATGTTTGAAGATGCTAAACATCAATGTGGTTATTTAATAGTGGGATTACAAACAGACCCGACACTAGATAGACCCGATGTAAAGAATGACCCAGTTCAAACAGTTGAAGAACGATTGGCAATGTTAAGTGGTATTAGATATATTGATGAGGTAATTGTATATGATACGGAAAAAGATTTATATGAACTACTCAAAGAAATAAAACCAGACATTAGAATAATCGGAAGTGATTGGAAAAATAGTAAAAAAGGATTTACAGGTGATGACTTACCAATTAGAGTTTATTGGCATAGAAGAAATCACGATTGGTCATCTTCAGATTTAAGAGATAGAGTATTTGAATCGGAAAAACATCAATGTAGGAGAAGATAATAGTTGTTTCGTATAGTAAAAAGGTTGTATATTAAGTAATGGCTTACCAAAACATATATGTAAAAAGAACAAAGACAAATAGTGAAGTACATATTTGGGACGACAAAACTGGACATTCTAAATTCACATATAAACCATACGCATATCTAAAATCACAAACAGGAACTTATCGGTCATTATATGGTGATAAACTCAAAAAGGTAAACTATTGGACTGGTGAAGATATTCAAAACGGTAAAGTATTTGAATCAGATGTTCCAATAGAAACTCGTGTATTAGTAGATATGTACGGTGATTCAGATGAAATTTCAACTGGTCATCGTGAGGTATATTTTGATATTGAGGTTGAAGTCACACAAGGATTTCCAGACCCTAAAGAGGCTCGTAATAAGATAACAGCGATTGCATTATACGATAAAACGACAGATAAATATCATTGTTTTATTTTAGGTGATGTGAAGAATACAGATGTGATTGAATCATTTCAAAGTGAAGAAGAATTACTACAACGATTTTATCAGAAGTATCTTGAAATAAATCCAACAATTTTAAGTGGTTGGAATATTGATGGATTTGATATTCCATATTTGTATAATAGAACTCGTAGAGTAATGGGTAATTCATTTGCAAATGCATTATCACCAATTGGAGAAGTATTCTATTCAGAACATAAGAATAGATATAAGATAGCTGGTGTGTCTTGTATGGATTACTTATCATTATATAAGAAATTTACATACACACAACAATCATCATATCGATTAGATTACATCGGTAAACTTGAAGTGGGTATTGGTAAAGTAGAATATGAAGGAACATTACAGAATCTATATGAAACTGACATAAATAAGTATGTTGAATATAACTTAAATGATGTTGTGATAATCAAAGCTCTTGATGATAAGTTTGGACTTATTAACTTAGCTTGTGGTATTTCACATGTTGGTCATGTTCCATATGAAGATGTATATTTTAGTAGTAGATATTTAGAAGGAGCTCTTTTAACTTATTTGAAAAAGATAAATGTAGTAGCACCTAATAAGAATTTAAAAGCTAAAGAATTAATGGACGGTGAAGAAAAGTTTAGTGGTGCTTATGTGATGGAACCAAAACCAGGTAGATATGAGTGGGTATATGATTTAGATTTAACATCAATGTATCCCTCAATTATTATGACATTAAACATATCACCTGAAATGAAATTAGGTAAATTACTCGGATGGGATGTAAAAGAGTTTTTAAAGGGAACAAACAAAACATATTCATTAGAAGTAGAAGGTAAGATAAAAGGTACATTTAACGAGGCTGAGTTAGGCAATATGCTCTCTAAAAACAAAGTTACACTATCTACTAACGGAATCCTTTACAAAAATGATAGACCTGGATTAATTCCATCTATTTTAGAAAAGTGGTTTGATGAGCGTGTTGAGTTCAGAAAACTATCAAAAAAATACGCCGAAGAAGGTGATACACAAAAACATATATTCTTTGACAAAAGACAGCATGTTCAAAAGATTATGTTAAATAGTTTATACGGAGCTCTAGGACTTCCTGTATTTAGATTCTTTGATTTAGATAACGCAACAGCTGTTACTACTTGTGGTCAAGAATTGATTAAATACACACAGAAGATGGCTAATTATTATTATAACAATGAACTTGGTGATAAAGAGAAGCATGTGATATATTGTGATACGGATTCCATATTTTGCTCAGCTGTTCCATTAATTAAACATAGAAATCCAAACGCAGACTTAACAAATGATGAGTATATGACAAAAGAAATATTATCAGTAACATCAGAAGTTCAAGATTTCTTAAATAAAAGTTATGATGTCTTTGCAAAAAGATTCTTAAATTGTGATGTACATAGATTTGATATCAAACAAGAAGTTATATCAAAATCTGCATTTTGGGTTACAAAGAAACGATATGGTCAATGGATTATCAATGATGGTGGAGTTCCTTGTGATAAATTAGATGTTAAGGGATTAGATATTGTTAGAAGTAATTTTCCAGTAGCATTTAAAACTTTAATGACAGAAGTGTTACAGGATATTTTAGGTAATATAGATAAAGATATAATTGACGAGAAGATACTTGATTTAAAAACAACAATGAAAACTATGAATATATCTGATATATCATTACCTACAGGAGTAAAAGGTATCCAGAAGTTTACAGATAAAAGTCGTAATAAGTTTAACAGTAAAGGTGTATTTACAGATGTGAGAAAAGGAACACCAGTGCATGTCAAGTCAGTTATCATTTATAATGATTTATTAAAACATTTCGGTCTAAGTAAAATAGAACCAATAAGAAATTCAGATAAAATAAAATGGGTATATCTTAAATCAAATCCATATGGTATAAAAACTATAGCGTTTAAAGATTATGAGGACCCACAAGAAATAATGGATTTTATTCAACAATATGTTGATTATGATAAATTATTTGAACGATCATTAAACAAAAAGATAAAAACTTGGTATGAAGCGTTGTCTTGGGAAGAACCAATCGATAAACAATATACACTTGAAAGATTTTTTTAAGAAAAAGCTTGTATCATATCATAAAATAGTTGTATATTATAACAATAGAAATTTTAATAGGAGAAAAATAAGATGCAAAAAACAAAGTTAGATAAGTTCATTCAAAAATATAATTTGGGTGGAAATGTAAATAGTGTCAAGTGGAAATCAGAAGGTGATACACTTACCACATCATTCGTAACACCAGACAAATCATTGTTAGGTGAAGTGAAAGTGGATAAGTTTTCATTTGAAGATGCTGAACTTGGTGTATATCAAACGGACCAACTAAAGAGTTTAATTGGTGTATTAGGTGATGATGTGTCATTGACTTTATCAAAGTTCGGTGATAAAGCTGTATCGTTAAAAGTAAAAAACGGTTCAGTATCAGTTGATTATGTCCTGAGTGATTTATCAGTTATTGCTGACCCACCAGGAATGAAAAGAGTTCCTAATTTCGGAACACAGATTAAACTTGATACAAAGTTTATTGATACCTTTATTAAAGGTAAAGGTGCTTTAAGTGAAGTTGATACATTCACAGTTCTTAATAACACTAAAACAGATAGTGTTGAAGTAATAATTGGTTATTCATCAATTAACACAAATCGAGTAAACATTCCAGTAGAAACAACAACGAATGATTTAACAGACCCAGTTTCATTTAATGCTAATCTTTTCAAAGAAGTATTGATTGCAAATCGAGAATGTACATCGGCGGTTCTTGAAGTTTCTAACGAAGGATTAGCTCGTGTTAATTTTAAGATTGATGATTATGATTCAACTTATTTCATCGTAGCTACACAGAATGTAGATTAATATGAAAAAAGAATGGAAATATACTTTAATAGAGGAAAGTGGTACTGTCGATATTTATTATGCTAGTACTTTTTTTCACATGATTATTAAGGTATTGGGGGGTAAAATTCGTAGGAGCTTAGCTAATTGGAAACGATAAATCATTCACTTTGGGTAGAAAAATACAGACCAGTTGATTTATCAACATACATTGGTAACGAGCATCTTAAAAGTAAGGTGGGAGTGTATCTCGAAAGTGAAGATGTACCTCATCTTTTACTCTATGGTGTAGCTGGTACTGGTAAGACAACTTTAGCTAAAATCATCACAAACAACATTGATTGTGATTGTCTTTATATCAATGCTTCTGATGAGAATAATGTAGATAATGTTAGAACAAAGATTAAGAACTTCGCGTCATCAATCGGTTTCAGAACACTAAAAGTTGTGATACTCGATGAGGCCGATTTCCTTACACCAAATGCTCAAGCAGCTCTTCGTAATCTTATGGAAACATTTTCAAAACATTGTAGGTTTATTCTCACTTGTAATTATGTGGAGAGAATCATAGACCCAATTCAATCAAGATGTCAACCATATAAGATTGTTCCACCATCAAGAAAAGAAGTGGCAATACAATTAAAGAATATATTTGAAACTGAAAATGTTACATTTAACCTTGATGATTTAGCTTTAATTGTAAATGCTGGATATCCTGATATTCGCAGAGTTATTAATTCAGCGCAACGACAAGTTGTAGATGGTGAGTTAAAGATTGATGTTAGTTCGGTAATTCAAAGTAATTATAAAATACAATTATTAGAAATGTTAGTTGATGGTTCAAAGTTCAATGACATACGGAAGTTGATAGCTGACAATTCAGTTAGTGATTATGCGGAGCTGTATAGATTACTATATGATGAAGTAGATAATTATTCAAATGGTAAGGTAGCTGAGTGTATATTAGCGATTGCCGAAGGTGAATTTAATGATGTAAATGTAGTGGATAAAGAAATTTGTTTTATGTCCACTTTAATAAAAATAATGAGGATAATTAAATGAAATTAAAACCAGTAAACGATAAGATAGTAGTAAAACCAAAAGATAACGATACTGATAATGTAACTGAGGGTGGGATTATATTACCGGATATGATAGATGATGGAACATTACTTGAAGGTGAAGTAATGTCAGTAGGACAAGGTATGTATTCTGCGAGTGGAACACTTATACCAGTTGTTGTAGATGTGGGTAATACAATCTTATATAATAAACACGCAGCTACACAAGAATATAAATTAAATGGTGATACTGTTGTGATTATGAGTATAAATGAAGTATTATCAATTTTAGAGGATTAATAGATGAGAAAGTTCAAAGTAGAAAATCATTCTAAAGGTCAAACAATAATAGTTACATTATTTCAATCACCATATGAAGATGAAAATGTATTGTATAAGACCGGATGGAAAATAAAAGAAGTAACAATAGCAGAAATAACAATGGAGATACAAGAAGATGACAACAATTAAAGGTAATTTTGGTGGAGGACCACCACAACAAGAACCAATAGACATTTCAAAAACAAGTGAGATAAAATGTGAAGTATGTATGAACGATACATTTGAACAGTCAATTATGTTAAGGAAATTATCAGCCATAACATCACCAACAGGACAAGAAACGATTGTTCCAGTTCAGGTATTTGATTGTAAAAAATGTGGTCATGTTAATAGTGAATTTAGACAGAGTGATTTAGATATTTAAGATGCCAATGTACACTTTTAAATGTACATCTTGTAGTAAGTCAGTTGAGATAATTTTACAGATGACAGACGATGCACCAACTTGTAAAAGATGTGAAGAAGCTTCTTGTGGAACACATAAACCAAAGATGGAAAGAGTATTTTCTAACAACGGTGGCTTCAAACTTAAAGGTGGTGGTTGGTTCAAGGATGGTTACACAAAACCGGAGAAACCCAAATGACGATTATAGATTGGGTGAACCAGTTGTTGGTTCACAAGAAATCATGGGAAGAATTTACATTAGATGAACAAAAGAAATTCAGTCCTTATATAATTAACAGATGGCTATCAATGGATACCGATTTCATAGAGATAGTAAACTACTTTCAGAAGTATTCAATAGGACAATTGAAACCAAGAGAAGTTTATAAGTGGTATTGTGATATCTTACCTAAAGGTAAAAGATTTAATAAATATATCAAAGGTAAAAAATCAAAGAAATATGACGAATGGCTGACAAAACTCTTGTGTAATCATTTTGAATGTAGTAAATTACAAGTAATAGAATATCTTGAACTAATTGATAAACAAGAATTAAAAGACATTTTAGAGATGTATGGTACAGATAAAAAACAAATAAAGAAGGTATGTAAATGAGTAAAACAATAAAAGATTCTAAAGATTACAAAGAATTATTTAATGGTGAAACAAGATATGACAAAATAACTGGTGAAGAAGTTAAACCAATTAATTCATATTTGACTGGTGATAGTGGTGACGCAATTGCATATATAGAAGAAACATATCCAGAAACAGCAAAAGAGTTTCAACGATTACAATTTGAACAATGGAATTTATTCTGTAAGAAGCAAATGGATTACGGTCCAAGTAATATAGCAATGGGTACATCATTAGGTACACCAGAAGAAAAACGATTGAGTAAGATAGGTCTCATAGTTAGAATCAACGATAAGGTTCAAAGACTAATTAACCTTGTTGTTAAAAATAATAGAGAAGCTCAGAATGAACCAGTGATAGATGCATTCAAGGATTTATCGGTATATGGTATAATTGCACAAATAGTTGAAGCTGGTAAGTGGGGTAAATAATTGGGTAGAATTTCATATTCACAACTATCAATGTTTTCAGATTGTCCACAACGATGGAAACTTAACTACATTGATAAACTAAGAGTATCAGAACCAAGTATTCATTTGTTGTTCGGAACTGCAATGCACGAGGTGATACAAAAGTATCTCAATGTTATGTATGAGTTTACAGTTAAACGAGCAAATCAACTCAATTTAGAACGAATACTACAAGAGAAGATGGTTGAGGTATTTAATAGAGATAAAGAAGCATATGGAAAAGACCCTTGTACAAAAGAACAATTAAAAGAGTTCTTTCAAGATGGTTGTAACATATTAGATTTCTTCAAAAAACATAGAGGTGAATATTTTAGTAAAAAAGGTTACGAACTAATCGGATGTGAAGTTCAAGTTGAAATGGACTTACAGAAAAACTTAACTTGGGTTGGTTATCTTGACATTGTGATAAAAGATACAGTTAGTGATGTAATAAAAATCTATGATATAAAAACATCAACGATGGGTTGGAACAAATGGATGAAAGCTGATGAAAATAAAACACAACAATTACTTCTATACAAACAATTCTATTCAAAGATGTACAATCACCCGATAGATAAGATTGAAGTTGAATACTTTATTGTGAAAAGAAGATTATGGGAAAACGCTCAATTCCCACAAAAACGAGTTCAAAAGTTTTCACCGGCAAGTGGAACGGTATCGATGAACAAAGTGGCAAAGAAACTATCTAAATTTATCAACGAAGGTTTCAACGATGATGGTAGTCATACAGATGTAGATTTACAATCAACGCCGAGTAAAAAATCTTGTAGATGGTGTGAGTTCAAAAAAACAGAATTTTGTTCAGACGGAGTATCTTAGGTGAAAATGAGATATTATTCATTAAGAATGAAATTAGATGCTGTAATATTAAATGAAGATTTTGAAAAAAAAGTCTTGGAAAATATAAGATATTGTCGTAAATTAGTGGGTAAGCAATTTCGTGTAATTTTTTGGAATGAAAATGTATCAGCTGATGAATGTAAACAATTCATTGAAAGAAACGAACATCTGTTATTTGAAGTACATACGAAGATTACAAAAGAACATCGGAACGCCTGGTATCTTATTGAAAGTAAAGGTGATACGAGTAGATGGAGATATAAATCAGAAGGTGATGTTTTAGATGGAATAGCATCTTATATCAAACTAATAAAACATATTAATAAAGGAAACAAATGAGAGTAGGTTTAGTAGGTAGTCGTAGGTGGACAAATAGAAAGAAGATAAAAGACTTTATATTCAAACTCGAACAAGAACACGGAACAGATACAATTATCGTAAGTGGTGGTTGTAAAGATGGTGCTGATGCGATGGCTAAGAAATATGCATTAGAACTTGGATTACAATATGAAGAATATCCACCTTTCCACGAAGTACATAATTTATATTGTAAATTACCTGAAAGTTGTTATGGGAAACAATATCATGTTAAAAACTATTTTGCAAGAAACAAATTAATAGCAAAGAATAGTGATTTTGTAGTCGGATTCATTCCAGAAGGACATACTTCAAACGGAACAATGTCCACAATCAAGTACGCAGAAAAATTTGGTAAGAAAACAATAATAATTGATTAGTTTTTCTATTTGTGTGATATGTATATATGTATATACACTACAAACAACAATGGAGAAATGGTTATGAAGAATACCAAACTTACTTCAGTTAAGATATTAGAAGGATTGTACACTAAATTCAAGTTAGTAACAGTAAACACTAAAATGACATTACAAAAACTAACTAATAGGTCAATAGATATGTATCTTAATGATGAAGATTTTAGAGATGAGATAGAAACAAGTCAAAATTTAATCGAGAGTGGAAGCAACTTTTAGAATAAGGAAATAGGTTATATGAGTGAAATAAAACTCCCAAAGTTACGAAAGATAGACCCAAACAAACCCAAAAAGAAAAAGATATTACTATTATCAGATGATTTAAGAATGTTTAGTGGTATAGCAACTCAATCAAAAGAGTTTGTATTGGGAACTATTGATAAATATGATTGGGTTCAACTGAGCGGAGCCGTAAATCATCCAGAAAATGGTAAAATTATTGATATGTCAACATCGATACGAGATGAGTTCGGTATAGATAACGCATATCTCAAGTTATATCCTATTAGCGGATATGGTAATCCTGATTTATTAAGAAATGTTTTAGAAATAGAAAAACCAGATGCCATTATACATTTCACAGACCCAAGATTTTGGATTTGGTTATATAATATGGAGCACGAGATACGACAAAATATTCCTATTTTATATTATAATATTTGGGATGATTTACCAGACCCATTATATAATACAAACTTTTACAGAAGTTCAGATGTATTACTATCAATATCAAAACAAACTTATGGTATCAACAAACGAATACTTTCAAAGTTTGGTTATGAAGATTGGCAAACTGTATACGCACCTCATGGAATTACAGATAAACGAATATTTAAAATTAACAAAAATGATTCTGATTTTAAACAATTTGAACAAGAATATGGTTTAGACAAATATAAATACAAAATTTTATACTTAAACAGAAACATCAGACGAAAGAATCCAGGTGATGTAGCAATGGCATACAAACATTTTATGGATGGACTTACAGAAGAACAACGAAAAGAATGTGTATTTGTTTTTCATTCAGCTCCAATAGATGATAACGGAACTGATATGAGAACTGTATGTGAAACACTATTACCAGATTACCCTGTGATTTTTACTTATGATAAGGGTGGTACAATGGATGATGAACAAATGAATTTTCTTTACAATTCAGTTGATGTTTATATCAATATGGCATCTAACGAAGGATTTGGATTGGGTAGTTTAGAAGCATTAACTGCTGGGACGCCAATCATAGTAAATGTAACTGGTGGGTTACAAGATCAGTGTGGATTTAAGAAAGAAACCATTTACGATGGTTGTACCAGTAGAATGGACTATTTATCAGCTGATGATTATGTTGAGTTGGGTTCAAATCACAGAGGTGAATATAGAGAACATGGTGAATGGGTTAAACCTATATTCCCAACAAACATATCTTTATGTGGTTCACCGCTCACACCATACATCTATGATGACAGAGCAAGTTCAGACGATGCTGGAGAAGCATTACGATATTGGTACGACAAAGGACAAGAAGGTAGAGAAGTAGCAGGGGAAACGGGCCGTCAATGGGTATTAGGTGATACTGCAAGAATGACCGGAAAACATCTATCAGAAACATTCATTGATACAATAGAAACTACGTTTGTAAAGTGGAAACCAAAAGAACGATATACATTGGAGGCTGTTTAAAATATATTAGTATATTTTTATATTCTATGATACTTATATATAGAAACAACGGAGAACAATATTGAATGATAAAAAATCTATATTAATTGACGAGAACATACATAGACGGTTGAAGGTGTATTGTGCAGAAAATGGTATTCAAATGAAAGAATGGTTAGAACAATTGATTGGTGAAGCTTTGACATTTGGTGAGGACGATGATGAAGAAACATAAAAATTGTGAAACTTGTGGAAATTTATTTGAATATGATTATTATCCAAGTATGACGGTTCATGGTAAAGATAGAATTATTTGTTCAAGAAAATGTAAAATTCCAGTAAATAAAACCGGTGTGTATAAGAATTGTAAAGTATGTAACAGTAAAATGTATGTAGCTAATTGGGAAAAAACAAAACAATATTGTTCTGTTGATTGTAAAAATAAAGGATTGGTTATTCCAAAAATCAGTAAGAAATGTGAGATCTGTGATGAATTATTTTATGAAACACCAACACAGATAAAATCAAGAAAGTTTTGTTCAATAAAATGCTTGAATGTTCATAGAAGTAATTTAGCAGGTAAAAATAGAAAATATACAAAGACAAAACCAGAATTACATTTTATGGAATTATTAGATAAAAATAATATTGAATATAAATTTCAACATTGGGTTGAATGGAAACATGGTTGGAAAAAGTTTTATGATTTTTATATACCAAATAAAAATTTATTGATAGAAATAGATGGTGTTTATTGGCATGGAAAAGACAAAATTGACGATAAATTAAACAACCAGCAAATACAAACAAGACAAAATGATGCTATTAAAAATGAATTAGCTAAGAAACGAGGATATGACTTGATGAGAATTTGGGAAGATGAAATAGAAAATTTTGATATAAAGGGATTAATATAATGGTTACAAATAAAAAACTTCTCCTGGTAACGGCTCCTGTTTCTTCACGAAGCGGATACGGAGCTCATTCAAGAGATTTAGTATGGTCATTTTTACAACACGATAAATATGATATCAAAATACTGGATGTTCGTTGGGGTGATTGTCCACGAAATGCTCTTGACAAAAATAACACACGAGATAAACAACTATTAGATTGTATTTTACCACAACCTCAATTAGATAGACAACCAGATATTTATGTAGATATTCGTATCCCCAATGAATTTGAAACTCACGGGAAGTTTAACATTGGTATCACCGCAGGTGTCGAAACAAACGCAGTATCAGGAAAATGGATTGAAAGTTGCAACAAAATGGATTTAGTCATAGTTCCATCAGAACATTCAAAAACTGGATTTATAAATAGTATTTATGATAAAGTTGAACAGCTACCAGATGGTCAGCAACAAAAAGTCGGTGAGTTAAAATTAGAAAAACCAATGGAAGTTTTGTTTGAAGGTGCTGATGAAGAAATATACAAACCATTAAAAAAAGATGAATTAGACAATAACATATATGATTTGATTGAAGATACAGTACCAGAAAAGTTTGCATTTCTATTCGTAGGTCAATGGGCTAAAGGTGGATACGGTGAAGATAGAAAAGACATAGCTAAACTGATAAAAGTATTCTATGAAACATTCGCTAACCAAAAGAAACAACCAGCGTTGATATTGAAAACACACGGAGCTACATTTAGTATTTTAAGTAAAACAGAAACATTACAAAAGATAAATAATGTAAAGAAGATGTTTCCAGAAGATGTCAAATTACCAAATGTATATTTACTTCATGGTGATTTCACAGATGACGAGATGAACTCACTTTACAATCATCCAAAGATTAAATCAATGGTTTCATTCACTCACGGTGAAGGATTTGGAAGACCGTTATTAGAAGCGACAATGACAGGACTTAATGTCATTACAACTGCTTGGAGTGGTCAACTTGATTTTCTCAATCAAGATAAATCTATGTTAATTGGTGGTGAATTACAACAAGTTCCTAAATCAGTAGTTTGGAAAGATATAATAATACCTGAAAGTAAATGGTTTGTAATAGATGAAAATTCATCGAGAGGAGCTCTTAAATACGCGTTTGAAAATCAATATGAAATTAAAAGTAAAGGTCAATCATTGATGTATGAAAATAAAGAAAAGTTTACATTAAAGATGATGACTGAAAAGTTAGATGATATAATGGAAAAACATACATCAAGTTTACCATCACAAGTTCAACTGAAACTTCCTAAATTAAAACGCGTAGGTGATAACGAGAAACCTCGTATATCTTTACCGAAACTAAAAAAAATTACAGAGGAGGTTTAAATGAATATCGTATCAAATTGTCCATTATGTGAACAACACTCATTACATATTATTGGTCAAGAAGAAGTACAAATGTTACAGTGCCTAAGTTGTGGTTACACATCTACATCTAAATTCATCGGTGATAAAGAAACAAACGAAGAATACAATAAACTCACAGATGATATGAAAAAATGGTCAAAAGAGTTCAATGGTAGAATATGGATTCCAACAATGATGACTTTACCGGTGGGCATGTTATATCCAAATGATGATACCGATGGAAATATGAAATGGTATTTCTCGGAAATGGTTGACATTCCAGAAGAAGAACAAAAGAATTATCCTGTTCCAGGTGATACTGAACAATATTATGAACGGCGATATGATATAGATAATGCCAAAGAATACGATGAGTTCTTTGAAGGAATGGTTGAATTAAATAATAGACTAAAAGAAGAAGCGAATGCCTAAATTAAGTAAAGTAGCTCATTACTCAAAACGATTATTAACACAAAAAGTACCAGAAGCTAAAATCTTACCTGGTATGTTATTAACTTTTGAGTACAGTGAACCAAAGGTTACAGATAGAAGACCATTGATATTAGTATTAGGTGTAGTGGAAGATAGAATAGAAGGTGTTAATTTTAATTATTTGAAAGAGAGTGAAATATCCAGATTTTATAAAGAAGCGATAACTATCGGAGTTGAACCTTTATATGAGAATTACATAAAATTACCCAATGATTATATCAGAGTACCAATGGCAACTAAATATACACCGAGTAGATGGGATGGTAAGACTGTATATAACAGAATATTTAAAAAATATAAACAATATAGAAACGCATATAGAAGTTATAAACTAAAAAGTATGACAGCAACAAAAGTTGTTAATTATAAAATAAAGGGATTAACCGATGAATAACACATCTATCTCGTATGCGATCCTAACTCACAACGAAGATAAATCACTAAAACAATTACTCGACTTTCTTATAGAACACAAAGACGAAGAAGATGAAATTGTAATACTTGATGATTTTTCAGACAATCCAAAGACAATAGAGATACTTGATTTCTATGTATCAGCTCACGACATTGTATATGAACAAAGAGAGTTACTAAAAGATTTCGCAAATCAAAAAAACTACTTGAATCGTATGTGCAATTGTTCGTATATTATGAATATAGATGCAGACGAGATGTTATCAAAGTTTTTTATTGAAAATATTAAGTTAGTATTAGAAGCAAATCCAACTATTGATTTATACTGGTTACCTCGTGTAAACATAGTTAAAGGTTTAACACAAGAACATATTGATAAGTGGGGTTGGAATGTGAACGAAAGGGGTTGGGTGAATTGGCCAGACATTCAAGGTAGGTTATACAGAAAACGACCAAATATCTTATGGGAAAAACCAGTTCACGAAAGAATTATAGGTTACAGAGAACATTCATTCTTTCCACAAGAAAAGAATTGGGCTATCATTCATAAGAAAGATATTGAACGACAAGAGAAACAGAATGAATTTTA